GTCTATGTAATCAAAATCAGCAGATACACCACCCGCATTTACGGCTTTAGTTACAGATTGGTTGATATTATCTACTTGAGAAAAATATAGACGTAAGGCGTTGTTTAACTGTTCTTGAAACTGAGGGGAGTACCCCCCCGGTGCCATAGGTAAGTTAGGTGCTTTACTCGTGATAAGTTTAGCCATATCACCTACGTCCATCAGGCTTGAGGTCAATTCGGATACTACCTAACTGCCACGCTACACCTACATCGTTTGATTCAACTCTTAACGCCATCTGACGACCACGTAGTCTGGTGTAGACCTGCCCATTAAACTGTTGTATGTTGTACGAACGGGTTAAGCTATAGTTGTCTTGACTATTAACAGTTGGGTTATCTGCTGGGCTGTAAGGCGCACCTGCATTACGACGGGGTTTAATCGTCATTTGCACAGATGGGGCGTCTACATAAGAACCATTGAAGTTAACGTCTGGCAGGATGCGCCACACAAAGGCAAATTTATCCCCATCACCAATGTCAAAGTCAGAAGATTGAACATGAGCATTTATAGCTACTGGGGTTAACCCTGACACATCATCAGTGCCTACTTCATGATATAGCATACGGCTGTTATAGTCAGCAGCCAACGGGCTTGAACGAAGCGGGGAGTCTAACCAAGCAGTACGGTCAAGTGTTCCGTAATACCATATTCGGTCTACATAGTTATATACCACATACTTATCTACTGTCGTAGAGTTAGCAGAGCAATAAAACCACCACACTTCATTGTAGGCTTCGTTAGTTCCCGAGAATACTTGATACCCTTGAGATATATTAATATCATTAAATATATATTGACGTAAGCTGCACTCAAGCGTTTCTACTCGACCAGAGTACACGTAGAACTTATCTATACCCATCCAGAATACTAAGTTGTTTGCCGTAGCCATAGCGTTAGGGGACATGACAGACAGGTTGTCCATCAACAACTGAAACTTCCATACGAAAGGCGCACCTAGATACTGCATTGAGTACAGGGCAGAATCAGTCCAAATAACTATTTCTTGTCTAGTGTTAAGAGAGCCTACAATGTAAGAACCGTGAGACAGGCGGAACTCACCAGACTGATTCGTAATAGCTGGCACCCACTCATACGGGTTATCTTGGTCTGACCATCTTACTAACAGCGGGTCAAATACGGTATCAGGATCAGTTGGGTCATAAGGGTTAGCCCCCATAGCAATAACAAAGCGCTCTATAGCTGATGAAGATATCTCATTTGTAATGTTGGGCACAAACTGCCCTTGGAACCCAGCGGCTGTAGACAGATCGTTTAAACGTTTAGCTCTTGTGCTAAGACCTGATGTAGCGTCCCAATAGTAGATACCATCTGCTCCACGCGGGGAAATAACTAAATCCTCGCCGTAGTTATCTGCTGACCAAAGGCGTAACTGTTGACCAATACCTGTCGTACCAGCACTGCCCCAACCACCAGCACCCCACGGGTCTGTACCCCAGCCTAAACCAATAATGTATACGTCTAGACCAGTATTGACTTCGTATGTTGCAATAGCAGCAGAACCTCCACCAGATACGGCAGAGGTAGAAAACACACCCTCTACATTAATAGAGTAAGAACTTGTGCTTATATAACTAAGTACTTGGAATGTAGCGTTTATATTGGTAGCTGCAAACCCACCAAACGGACCTGTAGCACCCGCAAACGTAACAAAATCGTTAGGAACCGCACCGTGGTTAGCATCAGTCACAATAAGGATTGAGCAACCCACTGCGGCACCAGTAGTATGACCAGCAGGTGTAGTACCGTTATACCCACGTATAAGCCCTGTTAAAGTATTTACTAGTATACCTGTGTAGTATATCTGCTCAGTACCAATCAGGATTACTCCAATAGGGGGGAAGGACGCACCGCTTGTCAAGGTAATCGAGGTCGCTATATCTGTTATGGTGCCGTTCAATGTGCTGTATGCAGTCGCAAACGGGTTTGCAGACATAGGGTTTTTTACTTTTCTAATAGGTGTAATGTCGTTGTATACCCCACCATTTTCGATGTAGTACTTAAGGTTCGTGCCTACACCAAGTAAATTAGCGCCATCAAGCGTAGCCCAGTTCCATAATGAACGAGTTACTCCTAGAAACTGATTGTTAGACAACCGTACCCAGCCACCAATCTTTTCAGGGTTTCCTGAACGAAAACGTATCTTATCCCCGTCGTAGTAACGACCTTCAGCGGAATAATTTGTGCCTTCTCTGTAGAGACCGGGTTGTAGCGCAAGTTTTGTAATCGCCATTATGCTACCTCAAAATGAGGACCGTCAATAAATGGCTTACGCCCCTGTCCACGACGAATATCAATATAAGTGTTCATAGCTGTCTGCATCGGTCCTTCCCACATGCGTATATCTTTTACCGTCCACGCACCACCCCAAGTGATTGCAACACCTAATTGTTGAGCCGCCATTTTCATAGCATCAGCTATGTTGTCGTATAGGTTAAGTTCCCAAGATGCACGAGTACCAATGTACGCCATCAAATCTACTGCACGACCTTCAATATGCTTAGATTGCATAGTCTGGCTTGCGCCTTTATCAACTAACTCACGTTGACGCTCTTCGGTTCTAACGCCTTCAATGACACCAAAATCAACATTGGTGAGTTCGATAGCACGCTTAACAACGGCTACCAGTTGTGGGTCAACCCCCTCTAAGTTTTTAAGTGAGCGTTCAGAGAGTTTAAACTTGCTCATTTACCTTCCTTTGATTTGCGGGTTTCAATCATGTTGAACACTTTCTCAATACTTCTACCACCAAAGTAGAACGACATAATGATAATGCCCCACTGCCCGAGTAGCTCGACGTAGTTCTGGTTCGTGTCATACCCGAAGGCTGACATCATTGCAAACACAAAGTACCCAGACAAGATAGCCATTAAGGTCATTGGGCGTATGTTTTTAGACAACCAGCTATCGCTCGCCATATCTGCTGCATGACGTTTAGATAACTCCTCCTGCTCTTTGATATCAGCTTCTATCTGTTTAAACTCGCCAGACTGTTGCATTTCAAGAAGGCGTAACTTAGCTTTGTCAGCCTCGTCTTTATCAGGCCAAATCTTGTCAATTATCTTAGAACCAATATTTAGGAAGTCTAAAATCATAACGGCTCCTTAAGCAGTGCGTTGCCACATTTTAACAACTAAGTAAGGTTGCACGTTGGCGTTTGTACCAGAAGAACCTGCATTGTTTAGAGTAACAGTATGGCTATGTGTTGCGTTGGCAGACATAGCTCCAGTAGTGAATGCGTGTTGGTGGGTGTTGCTAAAACCTTCGGTGCCCCCGCTATACGAGTGGCTATGAGCACCTGCGCCTATAATTACACTGCCTACAGGGACAGAACCATTGTATGAACCCATAGTAAAAGCAAATGTTGGCCCAGTGTATATTGCATTACTACCTCCATATGCGTTATGAACGTGATCACCAACACCATTTGTATTACCAGAAAACCCGTGAGTATGGTTTTGGTTTGCGTCGCCCGTCGTACCGCTGTGGCTGTGGTTTATATCCGCTGTGCTAACTGATGCTGTAGTGTGCGTGTGAGTTACAACAATAGCGTCTTTACTACCACCCGTCTCACCCATTACATCAAACAAAGCATCGCCAGTATCTTGCCCAACTAGCACCCGACCTGCGCCTATTTCAGCCCACGTACCAAACCCTAATAGCGTAAGTGGGTTGGTCGTAACGCTTGCGTTAATGTATACGGAACCAACTGGATAGACTGCTTGTAAGGCTGTATTTACTGCGGTTCTAACAAATGCAGTTGTAGAAATTGTAGTGTTATTTGTACCTGCCGTTTGAGTAATTGCAAATGACGCATTGGTAGCGTTTGTTGCGCTTGTTGCGCTTGTTGCACTTGTTGCGGTTTGGGCATTACCGCTAATTGATATACCCCACGTACCTGAAGGCACAATAACTGACCCTGCCGTGACCCGCCCTTTAGAATCTACTGTAAGACTCGGTATAGAGTTATTAGCACCATATGTATTCGCTGTAACACCAGAGTTAGCAAGTGTCATTGATGTAGCAACGTTGGCTGATCCATTCACAGACGAAGAACCTGTAACATCACCCGTAAACGATATGGTTCTAGCTGTGCCCCAGTTAGTTGTTGTGATGTTACCTGAACCGTTGAAGCTTGTGCCGTTGATGGTTCTAGCGGTTTGTAATGTTGTGGCAGTTGTTGCGTTTCCTGACAACGCCCCTGAGAAAGTACCAGCAGTTAATGTGTTCGTGCTAGGGTTATATGTAAGATTGCTATCTTCGTTTAAACGTTTGTAGTTTGCTGTGGTGTTATCTACGAATGTTAAATACCTAGTAGAATTTGATGTGTTGTCATCTTCAATATAAGACTCAACTATGATGTTAGCCGACCCGTTAAAAGATACTCCATTGATTGTTCTAGCCGTTTCAAACGTCGTAGCCGTTGCAGCATTGCCTGATGTATTTTGATTGCCAGCAGTGTTAACCCCGGGCAAGTTGATGTTAGCTGTACCGTTAAACGAAACCCCACCAATTGTTCTAGCCGTCGCAAGTGCTGTAGTTGTTCCTGAGTTGCCGGTAACACTAATACCCCACGTACCACTAGCGCCACTGCCTGTTTTAGTAGGCGCATCGTTTGCAATCTCAGCATTAACAAAAGCTGTTGTAGCTAGTTGTGTTGTATTTGTACTTACCGCAGCAGTTGGAGCCGTTGGTACACCAGTAAACGCAGGAGAAGCTTTAGGTGCTAGATTAGATGTATCTGAAGCGATTTCAGCATTAACAAATGCAGTTGTAGCAAGCTGTGTGGTGTTAGTGCCTTGAGCCGCTGTAGGGGCTGTGGGGGTTCCTAGAAACGCCGGGGAAGTAAATGGCGAAGCCAGAGAGGTTATAGCATTAGCACCGTCTGTAATAGAACGCCCCGCAACACCATTCGAACCATTGCATACTAGGTAACTATCACTCAAAGCAGGGCAATCAAACGCTGTGCCTGA